AACGTTCGATCTTGTCAAGAACGGAGTTTAACCACTCAAGTTCTTCTTGAAGAGTGGTATCTCTTGAGATATTCCAATCGTCCCAAGGAATATATGCATCGTTTTCTTCAATGCTTTCCAATACAGACGACCGTCGATTATACAATTCTTCCTTCAGTTCATCGAAAGCCTTGTTACGATCACGCGAATAAAAGTCCGTCATCACTTATTCTCTCTAAACCACTTTTCGATAGTGAAGATATCGATGTAGCCTTCTTGATCCCAAGCTTTGCCTTCATTAACGATGGTGTGGATAGCTTCTTCCAACTCATCAAACTCTTTGCTCGTGGGCGAGCTACCCCATTCGAAAGATGTAGCTTCTTCCTGACCACGGCGAATACCAGCACGATAGATGTCTTTGATCTGTTCAATAGTGAATGTGAAGGTCTTATCGGTCATATCACTTCTCCACAAGTTTCCGTTCGTAGACTTTTTCTGTGTTGCTGTTACCAGAGGAACTTCATATTTAATAGCAAGACGGCGTAGTTCTTCTACGTTACTCTTGATTGTTTCGTAGTTTGTCATTACTTCATCTCTCTGGCATAAAAGTCCAATAATTCTTCGCTGCCTTCTTGAAAGGTGATACCACGATAAGCACCGTCAGTAACCTTGAGACCCGGCGCACGAATAACAGATGTATAACCCTCATCCATCAGTTGAAAGATCATATCATCTTTTTTCCAAGTGTCAACTGTCCACATGCCACCAATAGTTTGAAAATTTCGAGGAACATAATTTTCATCTGTTTTGATGGCGTTTTTGATCTTATCGAAGTTTTTGCTCACGTCGGTCATATATCTTCCTCATGATATTCGTCCATTGCGATGTCCCAACCTTCCCAGTTGTCAACACCTGCATTTCGAAGACAATTGAGAAGACGAGCATCATCAAGAAACTCTTCATACTCTTTCTTCGTGATAGTCACCATTTCTTCAGTATTGTTCATCTCACTTCTCCACAAGTTTCCGTTCGTAGACTTTTTCTGTGTAGTATCGGCTACCTAATGCTGCAAACTTATGCATTGCCTTGATAGCATCCGCTTCTGTTCTATAGAATCCATGACAGTCAGTGAACTTCACACCATTTTCGAACATGTCATACTTCAACACCCATACGAAACTGTTCAGATCAATGGTTTCAAATCCGTATTTTTCGGTCATCGTGTGTCTCCTTCATTCAACTTATAGACCAATCATAGCTTCGACCGGAATTAAAATCAAATAGATGTTCGTCCTGAAAGGATTATGTCGTCAGTTTAAACTCACAGAGACAAAATCTATGTTCTTGCTGTTAACACAGTAGGCGCTCGGACCTGATTTGGATGCTAACGCCCACAAAGCATTGAGATTTGCACCACCATCACCATGTCCAGCATGAGCCTTCGCCATGGCGATCAAAGATTCCTGTAGTTCTTCAGCGGACATATTATCCGGTATTTCCAGATCGATATCGAGGAATTCGACATGGCCAGATGTGAACACGATCTTTACGATTGCAGATGTCATCACTTCACCTCATCAACCTATAACCAATGATACCTTGAGCCGGATTTAAAATCAATCGTCCCAACCAGCATCCGTATATCCATCAAGCCAGGCTTGATACAAATCCCACTCATCGTTATTGTTATAGGGATTTGAACCACGATCAAACCCATCCTGATACTTCTGATACCCATCTTGATAGGCGAAGTTCTTCAGGTCGTCGCGATCATCCATCACTTTTTCTCTCTAAACCACTTTTCGATAGTGAAGATATCGATGTAGCCTTCTTGATCCCAAGCTTTGCCTTCATTAACGATGGTGTGGATAGCTTCTTCCAACTCATCAAACTCTTTGCTCGTGGGCGAGCTACCCCATTCGAATGCAGTAGCCTCTTCCTGACCACGGTGAATGCCAGCTCTGTAGATGTCTTTGATCTGTTCGATAGTGAATGTGAAAGTCTTGTCGGTCATGGTGTTCTCCATTAGATTATCGCGGCTCTCTGCCACCTTGCAGGATTATCATACTGTACCATACAGGAAGGGAATTGAACCCATAGATAATCGGTATATAAGAGTCGAACTCACCGGAGCCTCGATAATCTAACTCAATCAAAGACCCACTTGTCGAGTTCATCACGCTCGTCGGGCGTAAACTCTTCCTCTTCGCAGACAAAGCCCCAACCACCACAATTGAAGCAAGTCTCACTATAAGGTCCAGCACCAGTGCCATTGCACGACATGCACTTGAATTTCGTCTTACCAACTCTGCCGTATGCATCTTGAAAAAATTCGGTCATATCACCCACCCATCTTCCCATTCATCGCGTTTTTGCTTTTCGGCGTCATAGATCATGAGCATGAAACTGTTAATATCGTCAAGAGGAACAGTTTCGAGTTCCTTCTCACCAGTGACGTACACAATATATTCTCGTGTCAAAACAGGAATCTCGTCATATGTCGCGAAAGGTGCAACTTTCATTTCAGCAAAAGGTACGAACATTACGAAACTCCTGTCCAACGAACACGCTTGAAGTCACCAGTCAGAATGTTGCCTCGGGCGAAGTTCTTTGCGGGAGCTTTCCAAGAAGCACTCTTGAGAATGGTGCCAACAGGAAACTTGCCAGGCTTAACCACAATAAACGAATGTGCCGACCTCTGACCGTTGAGACTACCTTGAACGACACGAATATAAGACGATCCGGTTTCAAACTCAACAATGAATTCATTGATCATTTCGCGGACAGTCTTGTCACCAATGCGAGAACCCCACCAGTTGATATAGTCTTGCTTGATATAAGTGGCAAGGTTAGAAAGCATTTCGGGGGTGATCTGGCTCATATGGTCAAGCTCCTGTCTCTCTCTCTCTATGTTCATAGAATATATGATCCAGGGATAAATGCAAGAGAAAAAAGTGCGACAGTATGTCGCACCTTGATCTTGACCATAGAGCTTAGTCTTGGCTATAGCTTTATGTGTAATCGGTGGACGCGCACATAAATCTGATCATTATACCACTCGTCCGATTCGAGTACTCGACGGTCAATCTGTTCTCGCATTTCCAGATAATTCGCCGTACCTTTTGTCTTGCATAGATGAAGAATTTCTCGACTAAAATTCTTTGTGCCTAGTTTTTCCACATCTTGTTGCAATTCTTTGTTCGAACCGTAATAGTCTTTCCAATCACTCTCGACTTTAGACCTTTTCTTTTTGCCCTTGACTTGTCTTGTCCTGGTCTTTTGTAAAAGTTTTTTGCCTATGTATGATCTTTTAGTCTTTAAATTTGTGATACGATAAACGAAAGCAAGATGACCGACGAGATCATCTTGCTCAATTGCTTTACCTTTATATTGCCAAGGGTTTTCATATTCCATACTGAGGTTACCTCCCTCAGTATATATTTTATCTTACAACACTCATATTATGTATTCTATATCGATTACCATCAGCATCTTTATGATCTTCATGTCCGTTGTGCTGTAATGTGACACCTCTTTTTATAATAGTCTCGTCTTCATGAGGAGTGTCAGAATATTGAGAAACATGAATTGCAGGATCACCTTTTGATAAAGAAATCCTTGCTACATGGTATGTACCCCTATGTGGTGTAGTGAATGAATGTGCAGTTTCTTTGTCGTGTGTAGTTGAAATGTATGCAGGAGAATGCATTCTTCCATCTTTGTCTGTGTGATCTGTCGGATCAAATCCTAATCCAGAATATACATGAACATCATGTTGCAATGGATGCTTATCAATAGCGGTGTCAAGATGACGTATGGTTTCACCATGTCCTTCTTTAGGTTCTTTCCCATGTATAAGATTTTTATTTAATGAGAGACTGCTCTTAGTATATTTTGTGATATGTATCTTTTCATCATCTGTTAAATTATGACCTGCGGATAGTTTCTTTCTAATTGTAGTGTTTGTGTTTCCTAGTTTCCTATTTTCATTTGTATCTTTCCATGCATCATAGTTTTTAAATTGTCCTACACTCTCATCCATTTGATTTTTAAAATGTATTGGCATAGGAGTTTCTCCTATACTTTCAATAAACTTAAAGTTTATAGCACTAGGTATGGACGGGGCTTTCTTAAAATTTGTTTTAATGAATTGCTTAAACTTCTGCATTTGTCTTTCCTAATAAGTAGCTTTAAGTTGAATAGGACAACGATTATCCGGACAGACATATCCAGTCATATTGGCAAAATTGATCCCACACTTGTAACACGCCTTTACTTGAGGCATCGGTATATTTGGAGACATAAGACTAGAGTTGTCTCTTGCAGAATAAAAACCATCTTGAAAGCCCTCGCGATAACCTCGCTTGTACTCATCATTATCATTCGTCTTTATCGTCGTCATATTCATCCTCTTCATCATATGCGTCTGAACCGCAAAATGGACAGAATTTTGGATATCCAGAAGTATCGCCTAGTGTGTAAACTAAGCGGTACTCTGAATCGCAACTTTGACATGTCTTATTTTCTATATTCTTGGACATCAGATTTCACAACCTCCGGCTACACAAGCCAACTCTTGGCTTCCTGTTGTCATGTCTTGTGTCTCATACTTAGCAAGCAAAGTCCAATCGATAGACTTTGGCATCTTATCCAACAATGCTTCATATGTTTCTTTATCACAATCTTGATAAGGTGCCTGAGCATAAACGTGATCTGAGAATGGAAGAAAAGATACACCACTCATTTCATCAAAGTGCTTCCATACCCATGCACCAACTTCTGGCCATTCATGTTCTTTCACAGATACAGTGATCGAGGGCTTATGTTCGCACCATTCCCTCTGATAGATCAACCAGAGTTCAAGTTGTTCGATTGCTGTCATGTCCTTGCGATAAACCGCACCCACGGGCGACTTGATAGGAAATGAAAATACATAAGTGTGTTCCGGTTTCGTCACATCATCTTCGACAGGAAAACCCATTTCAACCATCATCTTTGCGAGAGGGTCCTTCTTATCACCGCGCACAGTGCGAATATAATAAGGAGAATGTCGCGCATGGATGCCTGATGCGGCATTGACCAATTGTGATACTGTGCCTGATGGCTTCACACAAGTGATAGCGGCAGATACAGGTATTCCAATCTTTTCAGCCCACTCCTTTGCGGTCTTTTGTGCAACGTCTCGAAGGTTGTTTAGTAGCTCTTTCAGGTTACCTTTCTTCCCATTCGTATATTCGTTATCCAAGATACCAGTGAGCGATACACCGAGTAGTCTTTCCTCTTCACAGTTTTTCTTCCATGCTGAGGATAGGTATTTGAAGTTGACAAGAGTAGATTGAAAAACTCCGAGTATGGTTGCATGACGAACTTTCTCTTTTAATGTTTCTTCTGTGTCTGTGTCTCTAACAACAACTTCGGTAAGATTGCAGAACTCACGATTACGGAGAATAATCTCCGAACATGGGTTGGTACCAAAATCATAATTAGTATCGCGACGACCGAACTTTTCGGCTTGTTTCTTTGATGCTGTGCGTGAGAATATGCCTCGTTCACCTGAGTGTGACTCATAGAGTGAAAGCCACTCCTTCATGAAGATACCGACATCCACATTATCTTTTGCAACATATGAATTATTGGCCAATGCTCGTTGTACGTTATCTTTCCACCATTCACCGGACTTAGCCACTCTCATACGGTCATCAGATAGATCAGAAAGACTAATAAGAGCAGAGCGACGAACACCTCCGACAACAACGATTTCAGCAATTTTACAAACAATGTCATGACACTCCAATGTCGTCAGACGACGGCCAGCCGCTCCTTTAAACTTAGAAACACAAAAATTGAATAGATCATTCAAAGGTGCGGGACCAGATGCACGACCACCAAACGTCTTAAGAGGCGCACCAGCAGGTCTCACCTTCGAAAGGTCCCACTTAGGAATCTGACCTGAATATAAAAGATGTATCAATTCTTTAAGAGACTTGGCCCAACCCAACTTACTATCGGCAACAACAATAATTGTATCAGATGGATGAAAATCTTCGGCGACAATAGGAAGCTGTTCTGTGTACTTACTCTCTACAGAGAAACCTACTCCTGTGCCGTTCATGAGAATATAAAGTATCTCATCAAACGAACGGGGATTATCAACAGCAACGTAAGAACAATTATATCCAGCGACGTTCTCCCTCTTTAGTGCTTCACCAGCAGTCATAAGACAACGCATCGAAGGCATGGTCTTCAATGACAAGACAGACTCTTCCAACTTTTTACGAATATCCTTATCTAGTACAAAGTTATGCATTTCCTTAAGATGATCTTCAAAGAAGTTAAAATAACGATCTACAGTTTCATCCCAGTTCTCGCGACGATTTTCGTCCCACAACCATCTGGCATAACGACTTTTATGAATGTAAGATTGATATAAAGTTGGAAGATAATTATTGCTCATGACTACTCCTGATGATTATACTTTTTTCCATGTAGTGAATTCTAACATGGCTCGATGATCTTTGAACGTATTACTATCTATGATATTCTGGACCGAGTGTCCTGCAAGCACCATATCATTGATATCTTTTTCTTGTATGTTTTTAGGCCAGATGCAGATGTTTTTGCCGAGTTCAATTGTTCTCTTCATATGTTTACATACATCTTTGTTGCGAGGTTCATTATCATATAGAAACACATAATCTAATTGTCCGAGAGCTAATGATACATTATACAATGTGGCATCCATTGCCGCCACACAGTTATCAATAAACATTGAATCAATAGGACCTTCACAGACATAGACTTTTTTGGTTCTGTCCAGTCTTTCTAATCCATAAATTTTCAGATTGTCTTCAGACAGCTTTATTGTTATATATCGAACCTTGGATTTTGACAAAGCGCGACCTTGAAATCCAAGTAAGTTTTTATTCTCATCATAGAATGGAATGATGATACGAGGCTCTTCTGGTATAAGTTTTTTGTCATATTCTGGAAAAATTGTCTTCACAAATTGTTGAAAATCATTGGCATAGAACAAATCAATCCATCGATCCTTAGGTATCTTTCTCTTACTAACAAACAACTTCGCAGAATGGTCGTCATTCAAATCCTCAATGGAAGGAAGATCAATTCTCAATTTCTTTGAGAAGTCTGGTTTCTTCTTAAGTTCTGAGAAATCTGGTTTAGCAACATTACCGTGACTTTCATTCTTATATCTTTCCATCTGATACTGTCGATAAAGTGAATTATCGATTGTCTTCAGAAAGTTTCCGAAAGATAGAGACGATCCACAATTATGACATGTATAAAACAAATCAGACTTGCGTCGATATATGTAACCTCTTGCTTTGAATTTATTTTTATGTGAATCGCCGCATATAGGACAACGAATATTCCACAGATACTCGGACTTACGAGTATATCTTTCTAGCTTGGGTGCGAGAAGTGAAACAAATTTAGTGTCAATGTAGAGAGACATAACAAAATAAATCCTTACGTGTTCCGGTAAAGAATTTCAGTATACAGCTTATGTCTTAGAAAATCAACTTAAAAATTGCACCAATGTCAGATTTTGCTAAAATCCATGTGATGACTACGATACCACCCATCATCATGTATCTCCATGATTCGATGCTTTCCAATCTTTTCAAGAATGTTGGTGTCTCTACAGATTCCTTTTTGTGTGAATCTTTTATTTCTTTTCTGATTTCCTGAAGCTCATGTAAGATTGTCTTTTCAGTTTCTTCAATTTTATCGGAAAGTTCTCTGTTGACCGTGGTGATACGGGAATGCAGTTCTTTGATGTCGTTATTGTGTTCTATTCTACGCATTTCCATTACACCCTGTATCTCTTTAGTAGACTCTTCTTGATTTTCAAGTCTTTGTTCCTGTAGAGATACCATGCGCGAGAGATTAAATGCTATATCTTGCATCTTCTCCAGTGTTGTATCGAACTTTTCACAAAGAGTGGTTATCATACTCACATCTTTTTTAAGAAGTTCAATTTCAACTCGTTGATCTATCTGAGGTGGCATTCCGTAGTCTCTCGATAAGTTTGTTTTATATATTTAGTATATTGGTTTATTCTCAAGTCCTGATTTGGCTAATCGCTGATGTTCATAGATTCCTAATATAGCAGTCCTACAATCCTTACTGGTCTTCCACAATCTTACTATAAGATCAGCTACTTGTCTATCTGTAAGTGTAGATACATTAGGAAGAGATTTGATTTCGGGGCACATAGTAATAAAACGATCTGGTATATCGACAACTTTAATTTCAGTTCTGACCAATTGCACAGGCTCATTACATCCAACGAGAAATATAGCTAAACAAACGACCAATAGTTTATTCATTTTGGTGCCCCTAATCTTCTCAATGTCTCTTTCAATATGTCAGATGACGGTCTATCGCTTTTATTTGCTTCGGGTGAGTTTAGATAACTTTCAACACTATCGACACTTCTTTGTGTATTCTCTAATTCTTTGCTTATATTCTCAAACAGTTTCGGTAAAACATTCTGTTCGAAATTTTCCCAGCGTTGTTTCTGTTCTTGTTGTTCTTGTATTACCAATTCCATTTGTTTCTTATTAAATTCAAGCAGTGCCTCTCTTCTAACAGAGGCGTCTCTCATTTTTAACAAACCCCAACCAGATAGAACAAGAAATGATATAAGTGCAATTCCGCCTACAACTTTACCAATTGGTGTTACAAGAAATGCTAACATATATTACCCCTAATTATCAGGTTTGTTGGGAGGTATAGTTGGATCTTTTGGATCATATGTTGCGGGTTGAGCGTTCATGCGTTTACTTCTAGCCTCTTCGATACGACTAGTTTCACGAATAGAAGTAACTTTTTCTTGTCCGCGAGTCCATGCTACAACTCCAACAATGGCAGCCATAGCCATATGATAAAACCCTCCTTCACCCATTGTGATAGGTTTCCAAACTTCATATGGAATTTTAGCAAACCAAGAATACCATGCAGTGAATATAGGAGCTAGAAAAAAATCAAACGTACAAACGACAAAGTATTGCCATCCCATCGCAGGACGCCAATATGTTTTGATCCAATTATCTTCTTTATCAAATAGATCAGGCTTGTCGTTTTTTTCAGACATGTTTAGTCTCTCCAACAAGCCTGAAAATGCATTGCATCGAAATTCTTTTCTAATCCGAGTGAATACCAACCTTCTTGTTTAAAACAATCAACAAAGTCACGACATTCAGGTTTACCAAGATATGCTTTATTCCAAGGTGTATTGAGACCGTTTCTTGCAGGATCAATATCGATAGCAATTCCCCAAGAGTGTGTAGACCAACGATTACCACCTCGAATCTTACGAACGTTCAATGATCCACCAAACAAATGAAACCCGTGTTTTATAATATCAGGTTCGGAATATAGATATGAAACGTTTTCTAAAGCTGTATATAGAGACTCGGCAACTTTTGTATGACAAGTTATTTTTTTAAGTTCGGTATCCGTGTCCCACGCAAGAACCATTCGATATGGTACATCAATCTTTACTTGATTTTCACCAACGGCACCATAATATCTTAAAAGAGTTTCAGTAGTTTCTTTTGGCCAAAACGAGTAAGGTACAACATCTTCTTCCAAATCAGGCTTTATTTGCAGATGTTCTTCAAACTCATCGATTGTTGCTTGGTCTAATTCTGCACTAGAAGGAAGACCGTTCATCGTTTGGAACTTTTTCAAAGCCGCTCTTGTTTTTGGACCTATAGTACCGTCAACAACACCGTCGTATAATTGTAAATCTGAAAGATATTGTTGATATCTTTTATCTATTTGAGTCATCTATACCTCGTGCTGTGTTGAAAGTTGAGCTTCCATCAAATCATTTTTCTTACCGTATCTGGCATAACACATAGCGCCTGTACGCTCATCTTGTAGAATTATAGCTTTCTTCGGATGTTTATTGGCATACTCTCTAATATGTCGCCAATGATCTTCTTCACCAATATACGTGCGCCAATGTTTACCTTTTTTCTTCGCTAATCTTGCTTCATGAAAGATATTAGAAGGAACGACAAAAGTGGTAGAGCCGGCAAATGTGCCAGTCTTATAGTCACCTGTTCTTTCGGTTTCTTCTGCCATAGGCGTTTTACGTCGTAGTAAATTTATATCCATCGTTTGATCTTTTTGATCATCAACATTGTTGTCTTTATATCTCTTCCTACTTTTACCTTTAGGAAAAGCTTGAGCATCGTCTCCTGTTCCAGGAACAGCAGCACCTGTTGCATTTGCAGGAGCATCTTCTTTTATAGTTTTTTTTACTAGTTTCATCATTTTTATCTTGACAACCTCTTGACAGACTATTATATTCGCTATGCCATCCATGATATGAATATCTGGATTAGATACTCCTAAGTTTCTTAGCAACAAATAAATCTACTGATATGTCACTAGATAGTATATTTCTACCATTGATACCTGATACTAACTTAGGCATATAGTTCAGATAGAGAAGAAATGTTTTGAGTATATCATAATCATCTCTATCTAGTTTATAGAAAAGTATTCTGACCGAAGATTCTATTCCAAATACATTTCCGAGAATAATCAGGTGATTTAATATCAATCTTTCTTTAAGATCACCTGTTACTCTATATCTTTTGATAAGCCTCTTTATATACTTTACTCTCTTCATATCTTCTTCAAATTCCGATACGATGCAATTAGGCTTATCATATGCTTTCATTGCGAAAATAATAA